GGCTGACTCTTGGGCTTCAATCATTTTGTCATCTATATCGACTTTGCCGTCCCAATTCTTGTCCGAACCGTTAATTATATTCCAAATCTTTTTAAGATTTTCTTTTATTATTTCTACCATTTTACCTTGTTTGCCCAATAAGCAGCTGACATCTTACCTTTTGCAATATTTCTTCTGTGCCTTGCCTTAAAAGACCTGCGTTTCATTGTCATTCTCCTAGACTCGCCTGCCTTTGGCTTGCCAGCTGTTTTTGCCCCTTGCTGTCCAAATCGTATAGTCTTAATTTTTTTACCAACTTTTGCTACTACAATGTGAGACTTTTTGGGGTGGCCAGGTGTGCGTTTGGGTTTATTATAACCCGACACACCTGCTCTTTTTAGTCTAGGATCTCTTTTTCTTTTTGTTGTTCTTCTTCGTCTTACCGCCATTCTTATACCCCGAAGCGTAAATTGCTCTGCCTTGCCTTTGTGCTGCTTTCTTTGACTTGTAAATCTTTCCAGACTTACCCCAACGATACCCGCCTTTAACCTTTCTTACGGGCACGTTTTTTCTTCTTCATACCTTTCTTCTTGCCATTTTTCTTTTGCTTAGCAAGAATTGCTTTCTGTAAAGCTTTTGGTAATTTCTTTTGTTTTGCTGTTAAAGCCATATCTATCTCCCTCTACGACGAACTGTTCTTTTTCGTCCTCTTTTTGCAAATGTTCTAACATTGGTAGGTTTGCCTCCTACTCCTTGTTTGACTTTTCTTTTTCGTCTTACGGCTGAGCGAATCTGAGCTTTAGTCATGCGTGCTGCTTTTGCTGCTGGTACACATTTTGGATATCCTTTACGACCCTTTTTGGCTTTTCTTCTTCCACAAGAAGCATAACCGCCTCCTTTTTTAGGTCTACTAATATCCACCCAGTTTTCATTGAACCATTTGCCTAATCCACCTCTAGCCATTATCGTCCCACCTTTTTCATAGCAGCTTTATGAGCTTGAGTAAAAGTTTTTCCTTTTCTCATTTGAGCTCTCATAAATGCCATATGCTTTTTCGTGTGATGACGACTATGTCTTCGAAGAGCATTTGTTTGTCTCTTGGTTAACTTTTTAGCCACGACGATATCTCCCACCTCTTTTCTTGTATTCTCTTACAAGCCAAGCGTTAGCATACGCTGAAGGATAAACTGCAAACTTTCTTCGTGTTGCAGCTTTTACTCTTGCGTATAGCTTTTTGTTAGTAGGTATATTACGCATCTTTTTTCTAGCAGTTGTCTTTCTCCTAGTAGTGCGTCGTCTTCGTCTAACAGCCATGGTGACCTCTCATTCTTTTCTTTTTCTTTTTGCCACCAGTCTTTTTCTTTTTCTTACCTTTTTTAGGTTTATAATGATACGGCATTACACTTCCTCTTTATAGCAAGTCCATAGTCCATATGCTAGACCAATCCATGCTAATACCTTGGCTAATCCGCCTGTTAAAATGATTACTAAACAACCTGCTATGATTACAGCTCCGTCCCATGAAGTTCTTTCAGAAACTCTTGCTTTTAACCAAGCTAATCCTTTTTTCATCATATCCATTACAGTTCTCCCATTTATTAAGAGGACATGTTGTACTCTTAATCCTTGCTTTAAGAGGCATAAAACATTTACACAATTTACACACCTTAAATGTATTTAGTTGAGGGCAAGAATTACAAATTTGTAATCGTTTATTTGCCTTCATCTTTCTTAGGCATAGTAACTTCTCTATAGTAAACTACTACGTCCTTAAGTTCAGTAATATATCTTTTTAACTCTTGCATATTATATGCCATGAGTTCGTAATCTGGTATACTAAGTGCTAAAAATACCAGTTCACCTTCTTGTTCTTCTATAATTTTTAGTTGCTCTTCCCAGTTATCTGGCGTAACTGTAAGCCACTTGACGCTTTTCAAATCTATTTCACGAGGCATCACAGGCTGAACGATGGTTCGTTCCATTGGTTTAGCTGTGACCTGTATTTCTTTAGTTGGAAGAAGGCTGCAACTGGAGCCCATCATCGAGATTGTCAATAGTATCGCTAAGTTTTTCGATGTCTTCCATGATATGTTTTGTGCCATTATTTATTTTCCTTTGCATTTCCACAGGATTTTCTAGTATTTTTGCTGTGAGTTGATAATTTTGTATGAACTGAGTATATCTATTCAGCTCTCTTTGAGCAGCTTGACTTTTCATTGTCATTTCATTTAGTTGTGTTGTTTGTAAAGCAAAATCGTTTTGTAAAGAAGCTATCGCTTCTTCTTGAGTAGCAATTGCACCTTCTAATTTTGCATTGTTTGCTGACAACACTTGATTTTGTGAGTACAGCCAATAAGTACTCAAGCCAAGTACTACGATTAATCCTATTAAAAATTGATTCATAATTGTTTGATTGTGTAATTCAATCCTTCCGTTCCTTGGACTTCAACTAAGTCTCCGTCATGAGTTTTAAATTTTAAATGTTTTGCATTCTTTTTATAAAAATGCTTTACAATAAATACCTGGTCGTCTTTATCTCCCCAAGTATTATTATAGCTTACACTTAGTTCATACCTTGGAAAAAAGTAACTAATTAAGTCAAGCCATAATTGTTTGAGTTTAGCCTTCACTAACTTTCTTCAAACCTTTCTCTGCGTCTTCTTTACTTAAGTAGCCGCACTCTCCACCTTTCCACATAAACTTCCAAAGGTCTCCATCTTTATAGATTTCACCATCTTTACGTTTTGTTTGACTAGGTTTCATATCTTTTGTTTTGTATTCTGCTTTTATCATATTGGGCCTCCATTGTGCCTTCTTTTTGCTTTTTTGCTTTCCCAATCTTCGATTGCTTTCTTAATGCCTGATTCAGCAAGTACAGAACAATGTAGTTTGATTGGTGGAAGCTCTAATGCTTGTGCTATCTCTTTATCTTTTATAAGTTTAGCATCTTCTATTGTTTTACCCTTTAACATCTCTACAAACATAGTAGAGGAAGCGATTGCTGAACCACAACCATAAGTTTTAAATTTAACATCTAGTATTCTATCGTTATCATCTAGTTTTAGGTCGAGTTTCATTACATCACCACAAGCTGGCGCTCCTACCATGCCTGTAGCAACCATCGGGTCTTTTGGGTCAAATCTACCGACTGAGTGAGCTTTTGGATTATTTAGTACATCTTCGAATCTTTGTACTACTTTACTTGAGTAAGCCATGTTACACTACCCCCACAAGATTACCATAATTACACTTATAGTAGCGACTAAAGCGCCTCCTGCAAAGCCAATGAGAATACTTTCCAAACGACCGATACCTTCGTCTAAATTCTCTAGACGCTGAAAACAGGTTTTCCACCTTTCTTCACACATAATTTCATGGCTTGACATTCTCTTGTCCAGCTCTATGATATCTTCTTGATTTTTTTCGATCTTCTCGCTCATCTAGGTTTCCATGTAACTTTTGAATATATATTCATATTAGTAATTATATCAAAAATCAGAGGTGTTGTCAAGAGTTATTTTTGTATGGTATAAATTTTAACTGGCTCAGATTTACCTTTCACGGTCACCTCATCTAAAAAGGTATAGTCATAACCATCTACCAAGCTGTACTCCGATATAATTAGGTCTGTATCATATGTCTTGCATGAACTTTCTAAACGAGCTGCAAGATTAACGCTGTCACCAAGAACAGAGTAATCAAAACGGTTCGAGGAACCGAAATTGCCCACCACGGCCAATCCTGTGTTGATTCCCGCTCCTGTATTAATTTGATCCAAGCCTTCTTCTCTGAGTCTTTCATTTAGCTCTCCTAGTGCCTCTCTCATTTCGAGTACGCACTCTGTGGCTTTTCTTTCTTGTTCTTCTATTTCAAGGGGAGCATTCCAGAAAGCCATAATGCAATCTCCCATGTATTTATCTATAGTTCCACCATGCTTGAGAATTATCTCAGTCTGGTTGTCTAAGAATCTATTTATAAGTTCTGTAAGCCCTTGTGGATTCGATTGGTATTTTTCGGAGATCGGAGTAAATCCCCGAATGTCAGAAAAAAGAAAAGTGAGTCGTTTTGTCTCCCCACCCAACCTCAGCAACGAAGGATCTTTTTGTAATTTTTTAACCAAGTCTGGGCTGACATAGGTGCCAAATTGTTTTTTGATCTCCATTCTCATGAAATACTGCTGGATAAAATTCCTAAAAGTTACGATAGTCCAGAAAAGAAATGCGACAACGAGCGTGCCAGAAGCGTCAATCAAATAGGAAGATTGGTACGCATACCAGCTACCATACATAAGTCCACCGATATTGGTTAAAAATATTGGTACTGAAAGATAAACATTTGACGCAGTAAATACAATTAGTATAACTATAATAAGTGCTGCAAGTA